GTTAGCAGGGAAAGCACCAAAGAACATAACTCTAGTATTAGAAAATTCGTTATTATTATTAAAACTACCATTTGCTATAGTAGTATTTACTTGTATTGTACTTCCTTGTTGTACACCTGCTCTATCATATAATTTGATACGTATAAATTGTACCATATTTATAACTGCATTGTCTGTACCTACTTGAAAACTATTCTCTGATATATTTAAAAAGTTAAAAAATGATAGTGTACCATAATCGTTTAATCTTGCTTCTTGTGTTATAGGTGCATTACTTAAAAACTTACCAAGTGTACTACCAAAATCATTAAATACTAAATCAGTAGAATTTAAATTAAAACCATAATCTGCACCTGATTGATTTATAATGTCATCAGATTGTAATACTCCGTTATATACTAAATAGTTTTCTGTTATTACTTTTTTAGCCGTACTAAATATAGTTAATGCTGCATCTGTGTAATATTCCATATTAAATACAACTCTAAAGTAAATAGCTACATTTTCATTGTTAGAATACTTATCAATTAAGTGAATAGGGTGTGGTGTAGTATCAGTATATCCTACTGTCTTGTAAGAACTAAATATCCTATTATCAAAATTAGTACCTTCGTGTTGTGTATTTACATAGCTTTCTAAAATAGGATTTAAAGAAAATATACCTACACCTGCATTGTTAGGAGTTACTTTTAATGAAGCTATCTTAGATGTTATTAATCCTAAATCAGATATTTTTTCGTTTACATAAACATCTGCCGTATATTTAGGTTGGTAATTATTTATTATAACATTTTGATCTGATAAAGTAAATATTATATCTTGACCTACTGCTAAAGTTTTGTATAATGGTTTTTGTTCTATTGTTAATGCCATTTTATATTTGTCTTAAATTATTTAGTATATCTACTTTTATTGCTTTGCCTACTTGTTCGTAAAAATCTTTTAATCCTAGTTGTAATGACCTTTGAAAAAAACTAATACCTTTTATTCCTTGTGTATATATTTTGTTAGCTATTAAATACTGTAAACTTTTTCTTGATATAAATTTACCTTGTTCATTTCTAGGTGCTATACCTCTACGAACTATCCACTTATCTAATACACTCATAGGTGGTCTTTTACCTCTGTATTTATATGGACTTTCAACTCTCCTGCCATCATAAGTAGTGTACTCATTTATTTTTTTAGTACCTGATACTCCTTTATCTATAAAAGTTCCATAATCTGCCATTAAGAACTGTACACTAAAACCTTCGGTAGTTTTTACAACTTTAAATTCTAAGGAGTTATATAATTCTTTACTAACATTTTTTTTCTTCCTTGTTAGGTTAGCCCTAGATTGTTTTACTACATACTTACCGAAACTATTTAAGTATCGTTCCAATGCTTCCATTACACACTAGCAACAAATATTTCTACATCTAAAGTAGCAGCAGGATTAACCTGTAAGCTAGTTAAATCTGCCATAGTACCAAAGCTAGGAGAAGTATCTGCTTCTGCTAACATTACATCTTCTGCTGCACATAAAATATGTGATTGACCTGCTTTAAGTAATACTTGGTATAATGTAGCTGCACCTACTACTGCTAGTTCTAATGAGTTAGTAGAATCTAAGTTAGTTACTCTAATATACCTAACATCTTCTTTGTCTATCTGTACTGCTGAACCATAAGAGTTAGTGTCAAAAGCTGCTATGTGTGTAGTTTGTGAAGTCGTACACGTTACCACTCTCTCATAAACATTATTTATACCTGTTGTAGTTACTGTGTTTGTGCTTCCCCTAACACTTCCGTTGATTGTAACATTCTCTGTTACTGTTGTTGTTAAATCTGCCATATTATTTATCTATTTGTTTTAATTTATTTATTGCCCATTCTATTCCTGAAGTACCACCCCAAGCATCCCACATTATACCACCACAACCTTCTGAATAAGGTACATCTTTATTTTGTTGATGTCTTTTAAATGAAGCCATCCTTGCTATAGTATCTCTACTAATATTTTCTTTTCTTGCTAGTTGTCCTGCTCTAGTCCATCCTACCCTAGTACCACAAGAACTTCCGTTTTCTTCTTTCCATTCTATTGCTCTCTTAGCATTATTACTAGCTGAATCAGGATAGTCATTATAACTTTCTAATCCTATACTAATTTCTTCTAGCTTCTCTAATATATCTTCATAGTTCATAAGTAATCTTTGGTGGTATTAGTTGTATTGTTAATTTTCCTATTTTTATTTTAAACATTATTTACCTGCATAAGTTGTAGCTTGTGGTGCTATACAAGTGTTATAGTCATTCTCAATTATTATTGGTAATGTAAACACCCAACCACTTACTGAATTGTCAAATCTTTCTGTAAAAGGTTCTATAGTTATATCTCCTTCTGTAAAGTATGCAGGACTTTCGCCTTGACTTGCACCTGACAAATATAAACTCTCTCCATTCTTTAGTGTGCCTATAAGATCATTACAAATACTTAAACAATCTGATAATACTTCTTGTTCATTTGATTGATCAGGAAAAACTAAGTCCATTACAAATATTTGAAAGTTTAAAGTCATTTGATTATTTTGTGCTACTGCGTTTACAGGATTGATGTGCATTAATGGATATAGAGTATTCTTTTCTAAATCAATCTCAAATATATCTCCTGTTGTTACAGTTTTAATCTGATACTGATTATCTCCTAACTGCTTTAGAGTATCTATTGTGTTATTATAATTCTTAAAATGTGTCATCTCTTAACTTTTTTTGTTTCGTTTAAATCAACTTCATAAGTAAGCCAAGTCAAACATTCATATAAACTTAATTTAGTTATTCTTTCTAAGTTTACTATACTACCTCCTGTCAAATTATACATCACTCCGAACCACGACCACTTTCTTGCGAACTTTTCATCTGTAGTGATTCTTTCATTGCCTTCATCCGTTCCATTAAATACAACGGCAAAATCGTTGATAGTTCGTTGCCTAAAGTCCAAAAAAAAACCAAGCAACTATTTACATCTATTGCTTTCATCTTCTTAAACTTCTCTGCCCTCATCCTAACCTCACTACCATCATATCTCTTTATAGTATAGTGTTTACCATTCTTCTCAACTATTGGTCTATAAAGAACTGCCATCATCTTAGCAAGGTTGTTTTCTATTCCTGCTTGTATGTATGTTTCTATGTCTGCGTACTCTCCGAGTGTTATCTCAGACAGATCAGGATGAAACCCATACTCTACTCCATCTACCTTAACTATCTTCTTTAACCTTCCCTTAGCTTTGTTTTGCAACTCAGCTATCCTGTTTAGAATATTAGATACATCATTTATACTTAACTCTTTTACAAGTTTTCTCGGTATATCTGATAACATAGTTATCGTATCTAATGCTTCTTTGGTCTTTGACTTATTATTACCATCAATAAGTTTAGCCCATTTTTCAAGTGTTACATCTTCCCAACTCTTAATTAGATTGTAAGTATTTTTCTTACCATCCTTCTTAATGTTTACTTGCATAATATATAATAGAATTATTTGTTATTTAGTTTAAAATCGTTATGTTTGCCAAGTTTTCAAAAAGTTTTTGTTTTTCAAAGGTGTAATTCTTCGGAGTTGCACCTTTTCTTATTGTACGAAATACCTACCTGCATTAGGATTGTCTAAGTGATATATAACGTTATAACGGATTGAATCCAATGCGTGATTGAAACTATCTACATATAGCTTACTACCTTTGTCTGCATAGACATAATTGTTTAACTCTTTAATTATGTTTGTTGATTCAGAAGTAACTACTAACTGATAATCTTGCATACGAGTAACACCACTTTCTATTGTTCCTTTCTTTACAGGTTTTATGTTTACCCCTAAGTGTCTTAAATCTTCTATCAATCTTGGTTCTGCACTATCTGCTATTATTAGCTTGTTTTCTACCTTCTCTAATATTATCTTAGCTAACTCGTGTGATTTTAAACCATTACGATATATATGCTCTCTTATATATATCTTCATTTTCTTTTTGTCTATAGCTACTTCTGTTAGTGAATCAGGATCAACAGAAAACCCAAAGTCCATACCACAAGATGTTTGTAAGTTGTCAGGATTAAATTCTCCTATTGTCCAATTCTCAAATACAACTCCTTCTGCTTTGTCTAGCCAACCACCAAGTATTTTGTGTTGATACTTTTTAATGTTAGTGCTTTTAATTCTATAAATCCTTTCTAAGAAACTTTTAGATAGGTTAGTTTTATTATCTAAGTATGTAGAGTGTATATAGCACACATTGTCCTTAATGCCGTTAAATCCACTTAAAACGCCTCTCTCCTCAAAGAATCGTTTATATATCCAATGTTCTTTAGTTACAGGGTTTAATACTAAGATGATTCTATTTTGTACTTTTTTTTCTCTAATACTAAGGTCTATTGTATCAAATATATTCTCATCAATAAGTTCTTCAGCTTCATCAAGCACCCAACAGTTAATACCTTGTAAAGATTTAAGAGAAGCAGTTTGGTTTCCTGATGATGTCTTTATTCCTCTAAATAGTATATCACTTTTTGTAGATGTATTTAATACTTCTGATTTATTTATACTGAAGATTGTGTCTAAACCTAATATACCTATCTTTTCTAAAAACTCTGGTATAATAGATAAGTGAGCAGAAACCATAGTATATCTTGTAAACAATACTCTTACACCTTGCGACATAGTAAGTAGTGTTAAGAATACTGTAACTGCATAGGACTTACCTGATCCTCTACCACCTGTAATTATATAATACCTACAGTTAGATGAGAATAATGAACTATACTTTTTATTCAGTTTCGGATTCAACGAAGTTTATTATTGGTATGTTTAATGTTTCGCTATTACTCGTTACATCAACTCTTTGTTGAGGGCGACCATAAAAATATTCAAAGAATAACTTTACTGCCCATTGTTCTTTGTTCTTTAAACCTATCTCTAATGACTTTAAAGCATCAGGGTTCATAGGTGTTAGGTTCTCTATTAACTTTTGTTCTTCTGACTTGCTTTTACGCCCTGCACCTTCTCTTTTACCACCATTGTTTATTCTTTTGTCCATAATTGAAATAAATTGATTAATCAATCCTATTATATAATAGAAATTATTGGTATTCGTTTGGTAGCATTAATCTTATCCCTAGATCAGACAATGCCCATATTCTTATTTGTTCTGCATATACTTCAAATGCTTTTGTGTTTAGAGATGTTGTACTTACTATCTTGTTTAGTCCTATCTTCTTATTGTTTATCTCTACCATTTCCCACTCGTTTAAAAACTTAGCCCTTAGTATGTCGTGCATCTCATCATTAAAGTAACCCAGTTCTTCAGCTAATACTTGCACTATACATTTCCAATAGTAATTGTTCTGTACGTTTGATCTTGTGTTTCTGTGTTTCTTAACCTCTACTGTGTAAGGACTTTCCATATCTTTTAAATAGTTTACTAATTGCATCTTATCTTTTTTATCGTGAATTACAAATTTCATTAGCTTGTAAACTTCTCTTTAGTTTCTTTCCACATTCTATCTTTTCTTTTACTTAGTGATGGTTCTGTTCTTCTTATATTTGGAAAACCCCCAAACTCTTTAGATTCTTCTTGCATATACTCGCCACATTCGCATTGTGCTTCTCTTGTTCTTACTTTACCATCTATTACTTCTAATGTTGCTTTTGATAGTTGTCTTGTGTTACCACAAACGTTACATACATAGTTTAACATTTTAAATATGATTTAATCTTATATTCTTTTTTCTCTTTGCTTCTAACTCCTCTAATTCAAATTCTAAATGATGTATAGCTTTCTTTATACAATCATCAGGTCTATGGTGTTTAAAATTTGCTCGTAATAAATACGTTACTGCATTACCAATATTCCAATTTAATTCCCAATCAGATATTACTTTTCTAGCTTCGTATTTATAATTTTTTCCTATATAATAATTTGGTATTTTTTTATCCATATTTTTCTTTTATTTGTTTAATTCCTTGAAAACAGTTGTTTAAACAAGTACCACAATTACTAGTAGGTTTGTACCTAGTACCATATATTGTGTTGTATAACTCTACCATTTTCTTTTTTACTGTTACATTCTTTGCTACTCCTGTCTTTATATCTTCCCAAATTAAAAGACATTCTTCTATTAGTTCTTCAGGTATATCATCAGGTCTTTCTACTTCTGTTGTCTTACTCCAATACTTTTGAGGACATTCCATTACTCCTATCCTAGCTTTTACTTTCATAAAACATAAGCACACCTTACAAGTACCTGTAGGTTTAAAGTAATATACACATTCCCTACATAATGCTATACGTTCTTGATACACCTCATCCTTAACAAAAAAATTACTCATATTATTCTTAATTGTGCAGAATGTTCATTTAATCTTTTTATAGCTGCATCATAATATTCTTTGTCTAATTCACAAGCAGTTAAATCAAAACCTAAGTTATGACAAGCTATTGCAATACTTCCAGAGCCAAGATGAGTATCTAATATTTTATCACCTTCTTTTGCATATTTCATTAATAGCCATTCATAAAGTTTTACAGGTTTTTGTGTTGGATGGATTCTTAATTTACCACCATTAGTTCCCATAAAAGGATGTCCAAAAAATTTTCTTACTGAACTTTTAAAAGATGTCCAAGCTAATTCACAATCTGCAAAATCTCCACCAATATTTTTATCCCATACTATCCAACAACTACTATTTGCTTTTGGTATATTTTCAATAAAATAATTGCCTCCAAAAATTATTTGATTTTTACTAATTCTTTTTAATTGATTAAAATATTCTTTTTTTGGTATTTTGTTATCCCAGTTTTTTTTTTTATGCTTTTGAATATTTTTTGACTTTTCATAAGATGGTCTGTTTTTTTTTGTTCTAAATTTGCCACCACTTTCTTTAATTCCATAAGGAGGATCAACTATTGCTAAGTCAAAGTAATTATCCTCATATCTTAACATTAACTCCATGTTATCTTCGTTAGTTATATTAATCATCTAATTTTTCTTTTAAATATTCTCTTACTTTGTCTATAGTCGTAAACAAGCTATTTCTACTTATACCTGTTTTCTTTGCTAGTCCTGTTAATGTGTTACCTTCGTAGTAGTACAACTTGAATACATCACGATCATACCAATATACGTTCTCTAATAATTTGTCTATTTGTTCTAGCTTTTGCCATTGTTGGTATTCTTCAGGATTAGGTATATTGTATAGGTGTTTCTCGTTTGACATTTCTCCTGTTTCTGTAATGTCGTATGTTATACTACTAGCTTGTGCATCTAAGTTAGTATAGTATTTCTTGTACTTATAATAGTAAGGACTTCTTACTGATGTAAAACTTCTTCTTAATACTACTGCACCATATCTTATTAATCCTTTCTGTCCATCTTTATTATATATATCTTTAAGAACTTGAGGATTCATTTGCAAAAAATACATAAGACATTCTTGTACACATTCTTCTATTTCGTTTATATCTTGCGAGTAGGTGTATGACATTTCTACAAATGTTTCTCTACAATCTGCTACTGCTTGATATATTTTATTCATTATTATTTTTTATATCTCTTAAATCTCTTACAACCATTTCTAAAGCATTGTCTAGTAATAGCTTGTATGCTCTTATAGCTTCTAAATTTCTTTTTGTTTGTATTCCTGCAAAATATCCGTTAACCATTATTGAAGTATGTGAAGGTATAAGTGTTAGCCAATCATCCCAATTACCTTGATTTACATCTTTACCATAACTATTATGATATTCTATAATAACCTGTAATACTTCTTTAAAATTATTATATTTTGTTTCTGAAGAAATCTCTTTTACAAATGATAACATCAGGTTTAAATAATCGTTTACAACTATTTGATGTGTAGTGTTTGCAAATATTGGTTTCTCCATACCCAAATATAGAAAATTAATTACTCTATATTCTTTTCCTTTTTTATTTTATTAACAAGGTCTTTGTAATAACTTATCTTTTCTACATAATCTATCCTAGTCATTTTGATATTTACCTTTGACAAATATTCTAATTCTTCAGCAGTACCTAATCCATACTTAGCATCTAAATACATTCCAAACTTATACTGCTCTCCTTGTCCGAACATATTACACTTTACGCATTGTACTTGACAGTTCTTTTCATCCCATCTTGTGTTGTGATGCCTACGAGATTGAAAGTGTCCGTTCTGTAGTTTCTTGTAATGATCTATTTTACCACAGGTAAAACATTGTGCAACTCCCATATCTGTAGCATCTCTTAATCTAATGTATTTAGAGAACCAACTATCTAATTCTTTTTTAAGTTTACTTACAGGTTTCTTTACCCCCATATTAATTTTTGCTCGTATTGTGGTTTTGGTTTAAAGTATAGATATTTAGCTATAGTTGTTTTCCTACCAAATCTAGTAGTTTTTGCTATTTCAGTAGTATGTATAGTATAGCCCTGCTTTTTTAATTTATATATAATATCTGCTAATCTTGTAGCACCATATTCTTTTATAGCTTCCCAACTTGTTATATGACCATAGTTTTTAAGATGCCATTTAATTGCATCAGTTGCAGTTTTAATTTCATCTTGTGTTATAGTTATTGTTTTCATAATGTAATTGATTTAATTATTTCTTCACATAATTGTTTTGGTATCATACTTCTTTGATAGTTTCCTTTAAGTCCTTGCGTTCCTGTTTGTGAACCTCTTGGTGCAGAAACGTGGCAACTATCTCCATTTTTACATATTGGTCTAGGTTTCCAACCATTAGGATTAAAAACACTATACAAATAATTAGTCCATATATCTGTAGGTTTCATTCTTGTATCTCCATATTGACAATATGTAACTGTAGCCCTTTCAGCTATTCCTTTAAATAAACCTAACTTTCTTAATTTTCCTCTAGGGTTTTCTACAAAAAAAAAGTCAGGTTGGAACATCTCTATAATATCTATTGTTTTATTTACTATCTTAACTCCTAATATAGCTTGTTCTGTTTTTGGTGTATGATCTTGATGCCAATGGTGTCCTATACTTGCTACACTAAAATATGTACAAGGTGGACTAGCCCATATTACATCAGGTTTAAAAGGTATTTTAGAACAATCAAAATCTAATATGTCAGTAACATAATCTATATTGTCAAAAGGTTTTATATCAACACAAAATGTTTCGTGTCCATATTCTTCAGCTACTTTACTAAAACTTCTACTACCTGCAAATAATTCTAATATTTTCATTTAGTTTTCTTTTTAATTCTATATAAAATATAACTAAAAAAAGGTGTGCCTAATAATAATGATAATAAACTAGGATGTGGTTCTCCACATAATCCTGTCAAGTGTCTTAAAAAATCTATCATTTTATTTGTTTTAATTGTGGTTGATAAAATTCTACGTTCTTTTGATTTAATGTTTCTGTTCTATAAATAGCATCAGATATTCTTTTCTTGTGTTCTATTATCCAACGATAAAAAGTTCTTATATTAAGAAAAGGATCAAAGTTGCAAAACCTTACTCCTTGATAAAAAGCATCTTGTATCTGATTAAAATACATTCTTCTAAATCTATTCTCTCTTTGTAAATCTTCAGCTAATATTTTTGCAAGTGATGCCATAGTTTTTGCATCTGCTCTATGTCCTAACTCTACTGATGTCTTAGCAATTAGGTCTAATGTTTTTTCTGTTAGTTCTTTTAAGTTTTCGTTTTCTAATGTTTTCATTTTTTAAATTTATATTTAGACATATCATTTTTTATCAATCTCCTATGTACATATACATAATCATCTTTAGGTTCTTTAAATTTTTTACCTATCTCTAACTTTCCACTATACTTAAAATAGTTATCCAAATCTATAGTATTTTTTTTATATAACTTTTCTAAGTAGATTATCTGTTTGTATTCTTTTATCATAATAAGTTCTTTGCTTTTTGCCATTCATCTATCTGTGCATCTAATTTAGAAGTTCCTGTCTTTTTACTTTCCCATTTTGCAGAATTTTTTGCCCAACGTGAAAGTCGCAACTTAACATCAAACGTAGCTTGTTTTTCATATCTCATTTTAGCATTAACTCTATCAGAACTTTTTTCTGTCCAATAATCTATAAACTCTTGTTTCATTTGTTTTGGGTAATCAAAAAACATAACGTGATTAACAAAACCTTCCCTCTTAGATATATTATTACTTGTAGTATTAAAACTTGTATTATTATACTCCGTGATTTTCGGTATAGGGTGTTTCGCATTTTGCAGTATACCTATACATCTTTTCGTGATTACGTTCCTTAAATCTCTTTCTATCTTAACTGTTATAAAACCTTTTTTATTAAGTTCTGAAATCCAAGAACTTATAGTATTTTTATTTACGTTATATAATTCAGCAAAGTAATTGTTAGAAGCAAAGCAAAAGCCGTGCTTATTACTTAATGCAGTTATCTCTCCGTATAATAATTTAGCATTAGGTTTTAGATCAGAGTACCTTACGTTTGCAGGTATTATTGCGTAGTAGCTTGGTTTTTCGTTCATAATGTTATAATTTCTGTAGAGTAATCAACTTCTCTAAATGCGTGTTTAATTATATTAATATTATTTGAAAATTCCAAATAGGTAGTTGGTAACATATATTTTGCCTTACCACTTGTTATCTTAATTTTAACTTGTGGTTTAGCAGAAATCTTAATACCTGCATCTATTAAACATTTACATAGTTCGTGTCTATTAGGAAAAACTACTTTAATCTTTTCAGATTCAGTATAAGCATTATATACTTTATTAAATATATTTCTATAATAAGGAAAACTAGCATAATTAGATTTATGTGAGTTCTTGTAATGCAATACAGAAGTACGATCCTTTTTAATTATATCTGCTATAACAGTAACGTGAATATCTTTAGCTATTATACCTATTACTGATGCTACCATTCTAGGTATTAGCACTTCTTGCTTTCTAGTATTAAAAGCTAAAGAACCTTGTTGCAACCCTACCATCTCTGTAGTAAGGTCGCAAATTAGTTCAAATTGTTCTCTATCTGTCATATTAAAATGGTAAATCTGAATCAATCTTTTCAGCTACTTTATTTATTTTACTTTGTGTAGGAGTTAATCCCCATACCCATTCATAAAACATTTGTGCATTTTTAAGTACATCTTCAGGTGTACATTTATTATCATAATCAACGGCAGCTTTTAAACTTGATTGCTTTACAATAAGTTTCTGTACATCATCTTGTTTAGGACTTGATTGACTTTGATTATTCTTTTGATAATCTGTTACAATCTTAATACTTCCTTTGTCGTTTATGGTGTAAGAAATATCTTGACCATTAGACAATTTAGAATCATTTGACTTACGATATATTTTACCTACATCTCCGTTATCTAATTCTACTTCAAATACATATAGTTCTTTAAACATCCCTGAACCTTGTACGTTTACTACTTTACTATTTTTCATATTTATTTATTTATTAAATTATTATCATATTCCCAAGCACTTTCACAATGCTCTCCACATTTACTACAGATTTTTAAATCTGTGTCCATCTTTGCTTCGCAGCAGTTACTTTTATTACTCCATTCTTCTTCACAACCACACTCATCATAATCTCCACATATAACACATCTTGTATCTTCATCAACGTATATATTTAATGTAGGATCAATACAATGCTCGTAAGTTCCTTTTAACCAATCTTCGTAATTTATATCCATTGCATAATAACTTTAGTCATACATACAACAAAAGCTACTGCAAAAATGCTAGTAGCTAATGTTTTTAAAAATGTATATGTTGAGTTAGATACTACAGAAACGGCATAATCTCTAATGTGTTGATGTTTAAAAAACTCTACAACTTCTTTAGCATTAAGTATATATTCGTTTCTTGTTTGTCTGTTAATTACTTTATAGTTTGTTTTCATAATTTTTATTTTATGGTACAAATATATAAATAATTAACTTGCTAATTAACAAGGTAATTAAATAAGTTATTAACAATTATAATGTTAATATATATAAGTTATTGATTATAAAGGCATTAAGAGGTTAATAGGTAGTGTACCATTGTTTAGCACAACTAAGCAACCTATTGCTTGTTTCTTAAAGTTTTTAGCATAATTTGCTGCATAACTTGAACTATCTACACCACAACCTGTCTGACTTGCAAACACTCTATATCGTTTTCCAACAAACCATATTGTATATGCTTCAGTATGTGTATGCCCACACACACTTGACATTAGGTTATTCTTTGCTTTTGTTTTTGCTTGACCCCCTTCTCCATGTTCAAAAAGTACATCATCATATACTATACTTTCTACCCAATTCCAAGTAGGAGTTTTTAATACTTCATTATATGTTTTAATCCATGCTTTAGGTATACCACCTGTAAAACTTTTTCTTGCTGCTAAACGATCATGGTTTCCAATACATACATCTGCATTAGGAAAAGCATCATGCCACTTCTTAACTTTTTCTATAGATAATTCTAATTCTTTACCTGCCGATAAACCATCAGGATCAGCTTCATGATATGAAAAAGCATGATTGTCTAAAATATCTCCTATAAAAATTACATGGTTACAATTATAAGTTTCATATTGTTCTAAGCAAAAATCAAAATACCCATCTAATTCAAAAGGGATATGAAGGTCGCCAACAACTAGAATGTTTCTAGTGTCAGCTTCCCTCATTTTTTGTAAAGCCACAACCTCGTGTGGTTTTAATCTGTATCTATTACTTCGCATCTTTACCGAAGTCCTGTAAACCTGTAACTCCTAGTAGTGCTAATAAAGCCCAAAATATTTCGCTAACGTGAACTTCATCTACACCTAATGATCTTGCGATAAAAGGTACAACCATAGCTGCTATTGTGTACCATACTTTCTTTGATTTTAACATAGTCATTATTAAATATTCTTTCATTTTATTTATTTTTTATTAATAATTTAATATTCTCGCCACCTAAATTAAGTATTCTTCTCATCAAAAAGTCCATAGCATAACTTGACTTACTAACATAGTCCTGTTCATTGTTCATTCCTACTAGAATACAACCTTGTGTATGCTCAGGTTTATTACCTTTGTGAAATAGGATATAACTTCTATCAGGTACTTCCTGTACTAAAAGATGTAAATAATCTCTTGTAGCACTCTCTCTTGGTGTACGCATCCTTACATTGTATTTACCTTCAGGTATACAACTTATATTGCGTTCATTGTTTATGTATGGGTTTTCTAAGGTATCACATACATATTCTTTGTTCAGATACAATCTACCTATTATAGAATTATCTGTAAATATTTCTCTCTCAAGAACAAGATTAACCTTGCCCTCTACTTTTTTTCTTGAAACCAACTTGACCTTTGGAAGCATTTTTAGAATGTACTCCTTTACGTTTAGTAGGAGTTTTTTTAATAATTGTATAAGATTTAATTTTTTTTGGCATTCTTCTTTTTTTGATTATACCATTTATCTATCGTGTACGCAATAGAAATTACTAGCAGTATAATCTTTAGTGCTAGTTCTAAATTAGAAAATGTTGTTACACTTAGGACTGTTCCGTTTACTGCTGCTACTTCTAGTGTGTCCTGTACTGTTTTTTGTATTGGCATTTGTCAAATATGTTTTTAATTTAATCTTATTTACTTCTTTTACTTTATATCTTTTCTTCATTATGTAAGATCAGGTGTTAAAAAATCTCTAAGTGTTATTCTATCTCCCTGCATTTTAGGTCTTTCTAAATTCATTCCTGCATAGTATGCGTTGCTATCAGGAGATACATCTGCACCTGAGTTTGTATTGTATTCAGGAAACAAGCTAATGTTGTTCTTAATATATTCTATCATACGTTCCATATAATACTCTCCTGTATTTAATACTTCACTTCTAAGATGTTGTGCTTCTTCTGTAGTTAAAGCTACTCCATTTTCTGATGTCTTAGAGTATATGTTTCCGTTCTCTATCTTAAAACGTAAAAAAGGTATTGCGTGATATAAAGCAAAGTTAGGTAGCATATCTCCTATATATGTATCTAATAATGTTTTGTAGTTTGCATTAGCAGGATCATTTATAGTACCTGCAATTATAAGGTCTTTAAGTTTTTGATTTAGGTCTGTACCTAACTTAGTTTCTACATAAAGTTTCTGTGCCTGTTTTATAAAAGGTAGTAGAAACTCAGGATCAACATTTAAACTTAAAGAAGTTGAATCAACTAATTTATCTTGTGATATGAATAGTACGTATGCCATATTATCTCTTTTTTACAAATCCGTTATTTTTCATTCTCTTAGGTGCTATTGCTACTCTCTTGTCATTTTTCTTAGCAGTAAAACCTTCTGATCTAGCTTTAGTATATCCTACTAAATCTGCATCTTCTATTTTAGTAGTTTTAGATATACCTAGTTCTGTTCTGTATATTTGTCTTAGCCAAAAGTGATGACAATTACCACCACCCTTATATAAAAATATATCATAAGTATCTGCACCACCCTTACCCCAACCTGGATTAACTTTTTTAGTAGACATTCTAGCTATATCCTCTTTACGATAAAGTTTTTTTGCACCCATCATTTGCGTACAAAATTTTCTTTTTTTATTTGACTTTCTACTTAAAAAATTATCTTCTGCATAAACATATCTAACTCTATAGTAATCGTATGTTTTTTTAGATATACCATCTTGTTCAGATTTTCTGTTTGGTATTGCTCTCCCTGTACTTAATTCAATTTTCTCAGTAGCTATTTGATTTAGTTCTTCTTCAAAGTCAAAATCTGCGTGTTCTCCATCTACAACTTCTTCATCTATTAGTTCCCAACCTTCAGGTATATCCTCTACAGTTTCTAAGAAAGCATCTAACTCAGTTTTAGCTTTTATAGGTACACAATTAGGAACTTTCCTGCCATCTTTTATTTTATGTCCTATAGGTTCATATCCTGATTGACAAGGGTTTGGTGTTATCATATCTTCATCTCCATAACAACTCTTGTCGCATTTACCATCTTTCTTACCACAATCACATTCTTTGTCTAAAGCATTTTTACAATCACAATCTTTTAAATCTATTAATTGATCGTGGTTTTCACAAGGCATATAATACTCGTTACCATCTTGCGTATGTATATGATGTCCACTACAACCTAACCTTTCTGCTTCTGCTTCAGCTTCTTCTATACTATCAAATAAAGGTAACTCTTTACCATCAGTAACCATAGTGCCTACTTTCTTTAAGCTATATCTATCTTCATCTTCTGCCGTTAGTTCTTCATCATTCAAAGGTTTTAGACCTAGTTCTTCTCTTATCTCATCTTCAGTCATTACTTCCTTCATATCCTCTATAGTAAATTTAGATGTAATAGGTTTAGCTTGTACAAACGAGAAAGGTATATTAATACCATTAACTTCAAATATTTTAGATAGTGTTTTTATTATGTGTTTTTGAAAAGGTATAACTACAGTATTTAAATATATTTCAAAAGCTGCATTCATTTCATCAACATTAGAACCTAGCCCTGTGTCGTTTTTAATACCCATAAGCATAGGAGAAGTAACTCTATGACCTGTAAGTATGTTTTGTACTAAAAGTTCTTGTAACGCAAGATATTGCTTGTCTGCGTTGCTTACAGTAATTGGTGTTATTTCAGGAGTTCTAGTTTTATCATCTGAGAACGTAAGTACAAACTTTCCTGAATTACTAGCACCTGTAAACTTTGCTGCTAAACTTTGCTCAATTTGAAATCTCTCCTCTTGTGTAGGTACTCCATTAGCAAAAGAAATCATGTAACTGCCTGAAAATCCGTTACTTATGTTATTCAAATGAAACTCAGCAACTCTCTGATCTACTAATGCCCAGTTGTTTGCAGCTAAGTAATCAGGAGTATGATAGATGTCCATATTAGGACTATATAAACCTGTATATAATAACTGACTAGGATTAGTTCTATCCTTAGTATTAAAAGCAGCTAACTTCATAGGTTTGTTAGTTCTTGTGTTACTCCAATCTGCACAAACATAGTAGCAATCTACTTTACCCATAGCATTAGGTTTTGCTGCTCTTACTCTCTCTACAGGTACATGGTGTATCTCAGCAATTTCTGTCTTAGCTTTATTCCAAATAATATGTAAAGCAAATGCACCCTGTAGCTTAAAGTCAAATGAAATCTTTTTAATTACTTCGTGTAGTGTTTCTTTACCATTAGCTTCAGCAAAGAATTTTTTAAGTTTAACAAATTGTTCTAGATTTTCGTTCTCATCTACTATTAAGTCCTCTCCTGCAATCAT